ATGGACAAAATTTATTTACAGATACTACATCTAGTGATACAGTTATTGCAGATTACACTTTCCAACCTAGTGAGAGTGATTTTCCTCCATACTTCAAACAGACGCTGGTTTTCGAACTGGCGTCTTTATTTGCAGGAGCAGTAGCAAGAAACGATCAGCTATCTGAACTCTATCACAAAAGATCAATTGCCCACCTTGCAGTAGCCAAAGGTATAGATGCACAAGCACAAACTACGAGAAGAGTAGATGTAGATAGATTTAGAAATAATAGAAACCGAACTGCATTGAGTAATATAACAGCAGTAGCACCATAGGATGAACAATGGCAAGACAAAGGGTTCATCAAGCTAGTTTTTTAAGAGGAGAACTTGATCCAAAAATATTATCTCGTGTTGATCTAGCGGCTTATGGTCAAGGATTAAAAAAAGCTAGAAATGTAATTCCAGTTAATCAAGGTGGTATTGAGAGAAGAAGTGGTAGTGTATATAGAGCAGACTTAGGTGCTGTTTCAAGAATAGAACCATTTATCTTTAATGAATCACAAGAATATATATTTGCATTTCAAAATACAGCATTAAAAATTTATTCTACTAATGGTACTTTAGTATCAACATTATCATCATGCCCTTGGGTTACTTCTGAATTATTTGAATTAAATTATACTCAATCAGGAGATAATATGATTATAGTACATGAAAACTTTGTACCACAAATAATTACTAGAGTAGATGCAACAACATTTACTAGAACTGCATTTGGTTTTGAACAAAGTCAAAATGGAGCAGACACATTTCAACCATATTTTAAATTTGCAGATGATAGTATTACATTAGATATAGATAGTGCAACAGCAGGAACAGGTGTTACTGTTACAGCATCTTCGGCATATTTTACTTCATCATATGTAGGTATGAAGTTAAGGTATCATGGATCAGAACTTACTATTACTGGATATACATCATCTACTGTAGTTACAGCTACATTAGAAAAAGATGTTGAAATAATTTTAGATGAAGACCCATTTGCAACTTCACAAGGATCAGGAGTAGTTAATGTAACTCATGTACAACATGGATTTACTACAGGTGCTAGTATAGTTATAGCTGGAGCAGAAGATATATTTGATTCTGATGGTAATGGTTTGTCGGCAAGTAATATGAATGGTACAAGAACTATAACAGTAATAGATGATAATCATTATGAGTTTACAGCCGCATCTTCTGATACTGCTACTGAATCAGTAGATGGTGGAGGTGTAAGAGTTACTATATCAGGACATCCACCTACTACAGTATGGGATGAACAAGTATTTAGTGCAGTAAATGGTTTTCCAAGAACAGCTACATTTCATGAACAAAGATTATTTTTTGGTGGAGTAACAGCTTTACCTGATGGAATACAAGCTAGTAAGGTAGCAGACTTTTTTAATTTTGATGTAGGAGAAGCGGCAGATGCAGACTCAGTACAAATACAAATAGCGTCAGATCAAATAAATGAAATTAGACATTTAACATCATCTAAGACATTAGAAATATTTACAAGTACAGCAGAGTTTTATCTTAAACCACAAGTATCAAAACCTATTACACCAACTGATATACAAATAATTAGACAATCAAGTTTAGGTGTACAAGTTAAAGCTATGCCAAAAAGATTTGATGGTGCAACAATATTTATACAAAATAATGGAAAGACAGTAAGAGAGTTTTTTTTCAATAGTGGTGCAGAGGAATTTACTTCTAATAGTATTTCTTTGCTTAGCTCCCACCTCGTAGATACACCTACTGATTCTGCAACTATTACATCTATAGGAGAAAGAACAGAACAGTTTTTTTTCTTAGTTAATACAGATGGAACAATAGGTGTATTTACTTCTCAAAGAGCAGAAAAAATAGCAGGATGGGTTTTATGGAGTACAGATGGAACATATGAATCTGTTGCTTGTACAACTGGTAATATTTATGCAGTAGTAAAAAGAACTATAAATGGAAGTGATGTTTATAATTTAGAACAATTTGCTAATACATCCTTTGATGTACCTACAGATTGTACAGTAACTAAAACTATATCAGGAAGTTATCAACCACATGGAACACCATTAGTTAATGGTGCTATATCTTCTTCTACAACTTTTATAGCTGATGGATTTACAAATGCTCCAAGTCAAGGAGAAACATTCCAATTTGGAGGATCAGGTACAACCTATACAATACAGTCTGCAACTGCTACTGGTAATTCAGGAGAATACACTATCGTTATAAGTGCATCAGTATCTCAAGCAGATAATACTGCATTACAATTTGTTACTAGCAAAGTATTTTCAGGTCTTAACTCAGCACCTAGTCTTGTAGGAAAAACAGTTCATGCAACAGCAGGATCAACAGAGGGTGGTAATATATTTTATTATGGAGATGGTACAGTAGATTCTAGTGGTAATGTTACATTTGATACACCTATTAGTGCTTGTGATATAGGATTATTATATAGCCCAACTGTACATACTTTACCAATAGATGCGACTATTCAAGGTGGACAACTTACTGGTCATCCTAGAAAAATAGGTAAAGCTGTAGTAGAATTATCTTCAACTTACAATATACAAATTAATTCTAATGATGTAATTCTAACAACAGTATCGTTAAATACATCTAATGGTATAGAAAGTTTTACAGGTAAGAAAGAGGTATATGTGTTAGGTTATAGTTTAGAACCAAATTTAGAAATAAGTCAATCAGTTCCAGTACCTATGAGGATATTGGGCTTAACAACAGAGGTATATTACTAATGTGTCATCCAGCAGTATTTACAGCAATGGGTGCTAGTGCAGGAACAGCAGGAACACTAGCGGCAGTATCACAGATAGGTTTAATAGCTGGTGGTACAATGATGAGTATCAATGCTCAAAAACAAGCAATGATATATCAACAACAACAAGCAGAGTTCCAAAAGAAACAATTTAAAATGCAGGCAGATGCGGCTGAGATAGAAACTATCCAAGCTGAGAATGATAGAAAAAGAAAATATTTAAACCAACTAAATGAAAATAGAGCATTGTTTAGTAAAATGAATATAACTACAGACTCTCCATCTTATCGTGCTTTCTTAAAAGCTAATAAAGAAATAGTTAAGAAAGATATACAAAGACTTAAACTAAAAGGCACAGAAAAAAGATTAGCGGCATTGTATGGTCAAACACAAGCTGACTTAACAGGCAGAGCGGCTGAATCTAAATTTAAATCAGGAAGATTACAAACTGTTGGAAGATCACTTATGGGTGCTTATCCAATAGCAAATGAAGCAGGATTTCTAGGATAATGGCATTAAAAAAAGAACAAACAGAAGTCAAATACTCTGAAATGATTGGAGTTAATAGAGGTAGTGGATTTGCCTCTTTAGCTGATGCATCAATTACACAAGCTAATGCTCTTAATAATTTAACATCACAATTTGCAGATCAAGGTTTAAAAGAATTACAAAAGTATGGAAAAAAAGTAGGAGAAGATGCGGCAGAAAACGCAAAGTTTTCTAAAAAAGAAATTACATATATTAATCCAATTACAAATGAAACTGAAACACAATACATTGATGGAAAAATTCCTGAATTTAAAGCTACTACAAAGTCAATGCAAGAAGCATATGATAAAAATATTTATGATAAATATCAAAAAGAAGTGCAATCAACTATTAGAGATATTATTCTTGAAGAAAGAGCAAACACTATTAAGTCTATTAAAACTAATCAAGGTGGAAATGCTGATACATTTCAACAAACTATTGATGCAAGAATAGCACCAATATTAGAAAATTTAGAACCAAAATTTTCACAAGTAATAGAAACATATGCTAAGTCAGAATCACAAAGTCATTGGTATCAAGTCTTTGATGAAAGAACAAGACAAGATATTAAAATTGGAAATTTATCATATGATGTTGATTTAAAAGAAAAATTACAAAATGTAGAAACTGCTTTTATTAATGGAGCAGATAATACACAAGAATTACAAGATGATTTAAAATCTTTTATTGAAACTAAAAAAAATGCTGGTGTTGATAAAGCAATAGCAAATGGAGATACAATATTACAGACAATAAAAGATAGTAAAAAATTATATGCTATGCTTAATGAAATTAGAATATCAGATTTAGATACCGCTTCAGGTATGCAAATAAAAAACTCAAAAGAAGATTATTCTAAAATAGAATTATTATTAAGAGGTGGTACAGAAAGTGTAACATTAAGTACAGGTAAAACTATAACTAAAGCACAAATGTTAGCAGATGCTAATGGTAATCAAACAGTATTAGATAATGCAAGAATAAGAGTAACAGGCATCATTACAAGTTTAAATAGTATTTATACTGCTAATGCAAAACAAAATAAAGAAATACAATTTTTAACAATGAATAATGATAATGCTCCTAAAGGAGTAGGTGCATACTGGGGAGAAACAAGTGATAAAGGAAAAAGAGAAGCAGTAGATAGTGTGCATGGTCAAAATTATTTAATAAATCAATATAAAAAATTAAGACCTGATGCTATAGAATATGATAATGATACTATTATAGCATCAACTGATTATGCTAAATTTTTAATTAGAACACAAGGCACACTTAGTACATATTGGTATAATAGAATAAATGATTCTTTTACATCAATGAATCAAAATGCATTAGAACAATTAAATGATTCATCTATATTAAGTGCAATTACTTCAGGTGTAATGAATTTTAAAAATCCTGATGGCACATATTCTACAATGGAAGTTAATAATGTTAAATTATTAGGATTTAATAATGAAACTATAGGTAAACTTTCTATGTTACAAAAAGTATTAACATACAAACCTAATATGCAAGAAGCAGTAGCAGATGTAAATGAACATTATAATAAGTTTGAAAAAGAGGGTGGCCAAAGTTTAGCACAAGCTGTTGATTGGGCATCAGGTAAAAAATATCAAGTAGGAGATATTGATAAACAAATTGCTGTACATATGGAAAAATTATTAGATGTAAAATTTTTTGGAGATGCATTGTACTCACAACAATTATTTAATGAAGTAAAAAAAGAAGTACATAGAGATATAGTAAATAATGGTATGCCATTAAGAAGTTTAAGTGATGTAGATACTATGACTAAATCAGCTTTAGCATATGTGCTTAATGGAGATACTGGTTATGGTTATTCTAAAAAAACATTTAGTAATTTTGTTAATCTTAAATTAGATGAGGGAGATTATGGTAAACAACAACACTTTGTTTTACATCCTGTAGAAAAATATTATTCATTACCTTTAGAAGATGAAGATAGTAAAGGCGATTGGATGACAGATATAGTTATGGATAAAGTCAAAAACTCAAGAGAGTTTGATGAGTTTATGAAAGACTTTAGACCAAAAGATTTACAATTTGGTAAAAATATCAAATTACAAACAGCAGGATTTGAAGTACCACCAAAGTATTATGTAGTGTATGTAGATAATGATGGTAATCCAAACATACTAGAAGATAAATCAGGATTCCCAATGATTTATGATCCTGCACCTGATTATCAAAAATTAATTACAGAACAAATAGATAGTCCTGAATTTAAAAATCAACAAACTTTATTACAAGAAGAAAGAATAGAAACTCTTAATAAAGAAATATTAATGAAAACAGGAACTAAGAGAAGAAAAGAAAGAAGAGAAAATCCTATAGTTAAAGAAAATAAAGAAAGAGAAGATACAGGATTTAGCTATCTTGATGTAAATGAAACAGACTTAAAAGGAACAGCTAAAGAAAATAATCCTAAAATAAAATTATCTAATCAAGGAACTAAGAACAGAAAATTAAGAAGAGAAAATAATGAGTGAAGAAAATAATATTCCTCTTAAATATGATACTGAACCTAATGAACAACAACTTACAGTATTAAAAGATGTAGAAGCACTTTATTCAGGTTTAGCAAATGATAGAGTAATACCTTTTAGATATGATGCTGGATTTATATCTGATGTAAAAGATGAAGTAGCTTTATCTTGGTTAGGACAATTAAGCTATCAAGATAGATATGATGATGGTTATCAAGGTAAACCAATAGACTTAGACTACGATCCTTTTGATCCTGAAAACTTAGCAGGGTTTGAAGAATATGCATCTATGTTTAAATCAGTTAAAAACAAAGAGCATCATGACTTTCTTAAAAATAAAATTACTATTAATAATGCAAGAAGATTTAGATTAGAGTCTAGTGATAGAGGTATTACTTCTGCTCTAGCGGCAGGATTATTTGATCCAATAAATTATATTCCAATACCTTTTGTTAAAGGAATAGGTTTTGGTACAAGGTTTGTAAAAGGGGGAGCTGTTGCGGCTGGTCTTGTTGGAGCAACAGAACCTATTAGAAGATCACTTGATCCTACATCTACAGGTGCAGAAACAGCAGGTTATATTGGAGGATCATTTTTACTTGGTGGTTTATTTACTGGTGCATTTGGTAAGCGTATAGCATCAGAAACAATAACTAAAAAAGGTGGTGTAAAAAAACTATCAGATAATTATTTCAAAGCATTTCATAAAACTGAGGGTAGAAAAGAATATGATGCATCAGGTTTTAATTACAAAGTTGGAGATGATAACTTTAATACTAAAGTAAGAGAAGATGTAAAAACAAATGCTACAGAAAATGGTAAGTACAAACCTGTAAACTTTATAAAAGGAACTAAGGGTAAACAAGATGAATTGTTTGTTGATACATTGTATTTAAGAAATATTTATAATCAGGGAATACATTTATATTCTAAAACAAAAGGTGTAAACCCACTTCCAAAATCTGCATTTAGAACAGCACAAGATTATATAGACTTTATGATGAAAAAAGAAGTCTATAAAAAAGTCTATAAAGAATTTAAAAAAGGTAAGACAGAAAAGTTAGCTGACTATGAAAATAGATTAAATACAAGAGTCCTTACAGATTTAGTTGAAGATGCAAAAGTAGATAGAAGCACAGATACAAATAGATTATTTGAAGCTGTAGAGGGATTAACTAATTATGGTAAAGTTATGAAAGCATTTCGTGATCCATATTATGCTAAACAAATGCAAAACCTTTCAGGAGATTTTGCTACAGGTATGCGTGGTAATAGATATGGAATAGCTACAGGAAACTCAGCAATGCTTGATGCAATGACATTATGGTTTTCAAAATTAGATTCCACACTCAGAGCAGTAGGAGATGACTTTGTTGCTTATAGAACTGGTAATGCTAATAGTTTTAGAATGTTAAATATGAATATTTCTAAAGGAGGTATTAGGGCTGGAGATGCATATAACTCTTTAATGAATAAAATTAATTCAAGAAATGGTAAAGATAAAACTAAATATACAGAAGTAGAATTTAGAGAAAAAGTTACACAAGCAGTAGGAGATCAAAATGTTTTTAATGATCCAGCACTTGATCCTTTTATTAAAAAAGCGGCAACAAGAGTAAGAAAGTTTTATAAAGATTTTGGAGATGAAGCAGAAAGATTAGAAATGTTTGCATCACAAGGTTCTTATAGAAAGTTAATGGCTAAGATAGATGGTGTAATAAAAGATGTAGAAGATGATTTAACAAAGGTTACTAATCCAGTAAAAAGAAAAAGATTAGAAGAATTAAGAGCAAGATTAAAAAATAGATATAGAAAAGTAAAAGCTGATGCTGATGAAATGGTAGATGATATATCTCCACCATATACACAGAAAGCAGAATACTTTAATCGTATATGGAGAAGAGATAGAATATTAAATAACCCTGAAGCATT